ATACCAAATCAGGTCTTTCATAAAATTAAGGACATTAGGTTTAATTTTCTTTCAAAAGAGTACCGTACAAAGGAAAACAGAGAAATTTATGATTGGTATTGCAAAAATTTGACAAATAGAGTTGTTCTGCTACCATCTGGAGAAGTCACAAAACAGCTAAATGGTAACCCATCAGGACAAGTTTCCACCACAATGGATAACAACATGGTTAATACATTCTGTCAGGCCTTTGAATTTATGTTTGTCAATGGTTTAACTATTGATGAGGCCAAGAAGAAGTGGGTGGATTACGACACCATTGTCTATGGGGACGACAGAATTACATCAAGCCCCCTCGTTCCACCTGACTATTCAGACAGAGTTATCAGAATGTATAAGGATATATTTGGAATGTGGGTCAAACCAGAGAATGTTAAGATTAGTGACACCCTTGTTGGTTTGTCTTTCTGTGGCTTTACAAATATCAGAGAAAAAGGAATGTACTTACCTGTCCCATCTAATTGTGAGAAGTTGGTTGCTGCTCTTGTTAGACCAGTCAAGAAACTACCAGACATTGAGGCCCTTGCTGGCAAAGTGTTATCATATAAAGTGCTGACGCATAATCTGCCAGACGATGATCCGTCGAAGCAGTTTGTGCTCGCATGTGAGCTGTCCATCAATAAGCATCTCAGGGCCCGGGAGGTTGACCCCATCACCTTCACTAGAGAGATGCTTGACTTCCTTTGGAGGGGAGGACCAAAGAAGAGAAATTAGATCTTTGCTCACCTATGCCTAACAAGGGTAAAAACACAAAGAAAACTGTCAAGGCCGCTGCCAAACAGGCAGCTGTCGCAGCGGCCAAGGCGGTTGAAAAGCAGCATACAAAACAACTTCAGAATGTTGCCTCTTCAGGCAAGAAGACCGTCCCTAAGAAGGAGATTAAGAAAATGGTGGATGGAGAGGTCAAGAAGAAACTCAGAAAGATTGATGGCCCTAAGTCTCAGTATCAGGTTAGCGTGGCAGCGACCCTCGGTTACGTTACGGGTAATGAGAGCCACGGACCTAATCTTAAGCTGACTAGCTTCCTACACCCAGCACTATGCAAGTCACCTGATGAGAGTACCAACTTTGGTCCTTTGCAAGCTGCTGCCGCCCAGTATGGGCTTTGGCGTGTCACTAGAGCCTACATCACACTCACACCTCTTGTTGGACCATCTGCTGTCAGTGGTACCCTTATCCGTGGAAGTGTCAACCTTTCTCAATCACCCAGTTCTACTGGATGGGGGGGTCTGGGCGCCCGCAAACATCTTGATCTTCAAGCCGGCGTCAAGGGATACTTTAAACTCGCCCGTCGAGATCTGGCTGGTCCACGAGATGGAGGGTGGTGGGTTACTGATACAAATGTTGAAGGACAGCAGTCTGCTGGTCCCGTGTTTGAGATCCATGCTCTAGGACAATCAACATCAACCTACCAAGCCACTGACTTCAAGAGGGAACTCTACATTGTAGAGATGAGAGCTACTTGGCAGTTTGCAAACTATGTCTCAAATCCATCTATGGGACTACTTGAAAGAAAGGAAGCTGAGACTAAGGTCTCATTCACCACCACTGAGCAGAAAGAAATTGTCATGAATGTGGAAACCGATGCTGGAACACTTCGCTTTCTTGATGACCCTACTGTTGAGAGAGCTGCTGGTGGTCAACCAGACAAGCCAGGAGAAATCATTTGGCAACTTGCAGACACCGCCGCCGAGGCCATTACTACTGTCATTCCACCGCCCTTTGGGTGGTTGGCTAGAGGTGGTTGGTGGTTTGTGAAGAAGATTGCTGGTAGAGCTGCCTATGGCTTTAATGCTTCATCTTCTGCTAGCTTTCTAGTCTATCCTTCTCTTGCAGATGCCCAGAATAACAGACCTGCCATTGCCAATGGTACTCAAACTCGGAGCAATCAAGTTCCTGCTAGTCTTCAGTTTACTCAAATGAATGCTCCAAATATGGGTGGACCTACTCCTGGCACTAGTGTTATGGCCCGTGGTCAGTTTCCTGTTCCACCTGAAAAGCCACCTACTTCTGGTGCTTGTATCTTCAGAACTGTCCTTAGGCCTGTCTTCAGTTCACATGGTAGACCATCCTTCCCTACTTTCTTTTTGGGTGGAACCATTTCTTGGCAGCGCACCACGATGCGTTGTGCTCACTTTGCAGCTGGGCATCCAGTTGCCATTAACATCCCTAATGATGAGATACTTGCTTTTGGGGCACCAGACAATGGCACTGGTGGTGTCATCACCCTTATGAACATTGCTCAGGAAGGGAACACCATGCGCGAGCTTTACCCTGAGGTAATAGCACAGCGTCATGAGAAAGTTGCTAATAATATGTGGATGCATGCATTCCTCTGGGTTGCTCCTAAGAACCAGAGGTCTTACCGTTGGAGGGCTGGCAATTTTAACATCACTGTTGGCTATCTGTACACTGGGATCCATAGCGGCCAGTACATGGTCGTTAACTCCAATGGTATTGATAATGAGCAAATGTCTTTTAATGCTCAAAATGCAAACACAATTGGTGATCAGAAGTATCTCTCAATCTGTTTTTCTGCTGCTAAGAACGCTGGCCCTGAAATTAACTGGGCTGCTCAAACCTTTCCTTTTGCTCTTAATGACAGTGTCCCTATGCTCTTTTCCTTCCTTTTCATGCATCAGTACTTGGAGGGGTTTAAATATTGGTTTGAGCTTGACATGACACAAAGGAGACTAGGCCGTTTGCAGAGAATGGCTAGGATGCTTGGGCTTAGGCCTGAGGATTTTGAATCTGATACAGATGAAGATGACCTCGAGACTTGTTCCGAGGATGAGAGTGATGCTGAGGAAAAAGAGAGCACAACTTCTGAATTTGATGTGATTCCTCAGCCAGGGGGTGCCAATGATTATATGATGCTTCGAGAGCAGGGGCTTTCTCATCAGGAAGCACTCGATGTCATCGTAGCTAAGAAACCTGCCGTGTAAGTCGGTACACGTTAAATTAGCCTGACTCAGGAAGTGTTTGGTAGTATCACACTATAAATTTGACTCCCGTGATGGCCTTTATCACGTTAAAGAGTATTGGCAACAGTGGTTCTGTATAAAAACTCGTGTTGACCGGCAACACGTTAAAAGAGGCCGGTTACGGGTGGTGTTCCGTGTAATAAATTCACCCTCCCCTAATGGGAGTCTTTACCAGAGCCGAGGCCACGCCAAGTCGGATCGAGGGTACAGCTCATTCCCCCTTTAAATCTTATCTATCTATCACTATATTTAGATTAAGTATTTCTTGGTGGAAGGTTTAGATTCCCCCACCAAATTTTGATTTGGCACAATTTAATAATTTGCATTTCAAAAAAAAAAAAAAAAAAA